ATGGACAACTACTGGGACACGAAAAGACTCTCAAACTACTTTCTTACGATGGCAAATTTGGAGGCTAATCATTTAGTTAACATAGCCACTTCACTTTCTCAATTTCATCTTAAGGATGCGCTTGTAAGACTAAAATTTCAGGATGAGGTGCGCGAGTTCGCTCGTCTACAGATCCATACGATTCGTACTTCGAATTCTGACGAGCAGTGTCAGGAGTGCATTCAGAATCTGAAGCAGGAAAGCCAGCATCTCAGGATTCAGGACAGAATGCTCAGAACGGGTGAAGCAGTCGTATCGTCTTCGGTGCAGTTTTATCATGACCATGAAAAGGTCATAGGATATGTAATCAATGGCATCGGCGTGGTGCTGAGCGGCTTACAAATCGTGGCTGGAGTCGGTCTGATTGCAGGCTCTGTAACTACGGGTAATGTTTTGGGTGTTGTAGCGGGTTCAACCCTGGTGATGAATGGCGTAGGATCAGGCATTGAGAGCACAGGTAAACTCAGCGGTGTGGCCCACCCATCAAACCCAGTAAGAGATAAATATGAAGATGTTGCAGATTTTTTTGGCTTTGATAAGCGACTCGGATTGCTAGCCTATCAGGTAGTTGATTTGACAACCTCATACTATGGCATTTTAAAACTGACTTTAAAGCCAGAGGCATGGAGGCTATACAAATATCTGCCAACTGACTATTACCGCAAAGTTCAGATTATGAGTAAACCAGCACTTGCTTTAAAAGGCGCTGGAGCAGCCTACAAGGGGACTGGAATAGGTTTGAACCTTTATCAAATGCATAATAGCCCCCAACAAAACTAATTCCTGTTTTTTCTGATAAACCTGTTAGCTTTCCAGGCCAGATTCAGAGGGGTGACAAAATAGACTACAAAGAATGCAAACGTCAGAACAATAATATATGGAATGGCATTTGAAGCATCTGCATTGAAAATGCCATCCAATCCAACCAGGGTCAAAATAACAAGGGCAATCACTCCTCCCCAGAAGCGTTTACTCAGATCAATCACAAGACTTTGAAGTGTATCTTTTTTTGACTCGTCTTTTTTAATAATGCTTTTGAGCTTACCAATGTCTTTAGCAGAGAAGCCGTTATCATAAAGTTCTTGCTCAAATTCGTTCATCTTATTCATCCTGAATGACGTTGCGATACGTGCGAAATATAGCACAGTGAACCCGGCACATGCTAACCAACTGGCTTGCTCTGGTATCAATGTTTCCTCACTTTTGCAGGCTCTGCCTGAACATCAAGCTGAAACCCTAAAGCGCAAAATATTATAGCGCTCAATATAAACAGCAGGTTAAAAACTAGCACATTATAAGCCTCGAAAAGTCAAAGCCCTGTTCAAAACGCCATGAAAGTACTGATGACAATTAATTTCGTGGAGAAGAATAAGAGTAAAACGTTGAGGTATGCTTCTGAGAGTTAAACAAAAGTGAGTCTCAGGATGCAATGCAGAAGAGAATTTGGCACGCCCTACAGGATTCGAACCTGTGACCTACGGCTTAGAAGTTCCTAGAATGACCTTTTAACACAGTAACTTACCGCATCCTGCCGCGCTCACACGTCCCATGATGCGAAAACATGCAAAGGCCTAAAAAGAGATTCAAACCTTTGCGTGTCTCAAATCTGTCCCATCAGATTATCGGTCTGCTGGGCTCATGTACTGACAAGACTTCCGCCGTTACCTTCCCCAGCACGATAATCCCTTCCAGCCCCTCTCCGTCGATCGTCTCACCGTCTGAGGTGATGATTCCCGTGCGGAACAACCTGCCAATTTGCGGGAACTCACCGAACTGGAATGCTACCCTGTCTCCCGGCACCGGCTTCAAAGATTTATCAGCCAGCACGAATCCGTCCGGCGTCTCAATCAGTATCATGTTGTTCCGATGCGGCATCAGGATGTCATTCAGGTCTATTCTTTTTTCTATGTAATCGCTTGCAGGTGATGGAAATCCCATAGTTACCTCACATACCCCATATTGCGGAGCGCATAGGTTTTGTTTTCGCTCTGCTCGGTAACCAGCTCAAAGAAAAACGTCTGGTAGTACCGAATCCAACGGTTGCACTCCGCCAGCGTCCAGACGTGGTTCACGTCATCGAGCTGCTTCTGGAACGCTGCCGTGGTGACTATCTGCCGCCCTTTGCTGTCCTTCTTTATCGCAGCCACAAATGCTCCGCGAATGTCGCTTTCTCTCGCCATGCTAAATCCTCCCATGAAAAATACTGTATGGATAAACAGTAATATCGATCGGTAGATCTGATCAAGGCGAAGTGAGCCACAGATTTGTAAATCTGCTGAGAGTGCTGAATCTGCAGTTTTTGGGTGGACTTAGGATGATGTGAAACTGGTTGAATGCACAGATGTGAAAAAATACAGCAGTTAAGCTGATCTTTTTATTGAGGTTTTTGCGCTGCCTGGATATTATTCCGCTGTTGTGCGATCAATTAACGATCAGCACATATGGGAAGGCCCCTAACTGGTGGAGCAGTTTGGGGCCGGAAAAACAGTCAGTGCTTGAATGTTTTCTTGAGATCTCGGTTTAGGAGATTAACTCAAGCGAGATCCCCTGTAAAGCGTTCGGCACCTTATTTTTAAGGTGTTTTATGAAACAGATTTGCAGCAAGGCTCATCGCCGGAATCAGATGTTTGAGGTTCTTCCAGAGAATCAGGGCCAGACTGGTCGTCACAAGTGCGCTGGATGTGCATATGATTTAGGTAAATGGCACGCAATGATTGGTGTTCCTAAATCAAGTGACGATGGCGTTCTTAGCGAGTTGGCTGAGAGCCAAGCAAGCTACGTTCGGCATAAAGATGCCTTCACAGCTTATCTCATGGGCTATGAGGACGGATTGAAGCTGAGAAGCGTTGCGTAAGACCCCAACCCGGCCACTGTGCCGGGTTTTTTGTGCCTGTTGCTCCCGGCGACTATCCTTACCTTACCCACCCCGTAGCCTGCTCAGAGAGGCGCGGAATGAGTCATTGCCCGGTCGCCGGGCTTTTTTATGTGCTTAATTCAACAGATCGATTCCTTGATCATCACCTGGCACGATGACAAAATCCGGTATCAAAATTTTCAGGTGTCCCCATGGCTAAATTATTTGCCCGCTACATGACGATCGGCGTGCTGAACACGCTCATTCATTGGGTTGTTTTCGCGATATGTGTCAAGAACGACCAGAGCCAGTCCATATCAAACTTCATCGCGTTCTGCGTTGCTGTCACCTTTTCATTCTTCGCCAATGCCCGCTGGACCTTCAGCGCAGAGGCCACGACGTTCAGGTACATGATGTACGTATTTTTCATGGGAGCGGTTGCAACGCTCATTGGTGCGTCGGCGGATCGGATGCACATGAATCCCGTGATAACACTCGTCGTCTTCTCTGCGGTGAGCCTTGTTTGCGGGTTCCTTTATTCTAAATATATTATTTTTAGAGAGAAAAAATGAAGATATCGCTAGTCGTCCCCGTCTTTAATGAAGAAGACGCGATAAGGTATTTCTATAGCGCAGTAAGATATAAAGACTTCCTGAAGCCGTATGAAATCGAAATTGTTTTCGTAGATGATGGAAGTACTGATTTCACGGCGCAGCTGATGAAGGATATGCAGGAAAGCGACCCACTTGTCAGGAACGTATTCTTTACCCGAAATTTCGGCAAGGAAGCGGCTCTATTTGCGGGTATCGAGAGTGCTACTGGTGATGCGATTATCCCAATCGATGTTGACCTGCAGGATCCGCTGGAGGTTATCCCACGTCTGATTGAGCGCTGGCAGGCTGGCGCTGATATGGTTCTGGCAAAGCGCACAGACCGAAGTACAGATGGCCACATGAAGCGCAAGACTGCGGAGTGGTTCTACCGGCTGCACAACAAGATCAGCTCCCCTAAAATTGAGGAAAACGTTGGCGACTTCAGGCTGATGTCGCGCGACGTCGTTGAGAGCATTAAGCTTCTGCCAGAGCGCAACCTGTTTATGAAGGGTATTCTTTCATGGGTTGGCGGCAAAACTGACATCGTTGAATATGCCCGTGCGGAGCGTGTTGCAGGCACCACGAAATTCAATGGCTGGAAGCTATGGAATCTGGCCTTAGAGGGTATTACTTCATTCTCCACGTTCCCGCTGCGCATGTGGACCTACATTGGATTTTTCGTTGCCGGTCTGTCTTTTCTTTACGGCGTGTGGATGATCGCCGACAAGCTGATCTGGGGGAACCCCGTGGCAGGTTATCCTTCGATACTGGTATCAATTCTGTTTCTTGGCGGGGTGCAGCTGATCGGGATAGGCGTGCTCGGGGAGTATATCGGCAGGATATATATCGAGACCAAGAAAAGGCCGCGATACATCATTAAAGATAAGGATGGAGAATAAAGTGAAGTTATCTAATTTATTCAATCCAAAGGTATTGTTTACCGCGCTTATTTTTTTATGCGTATTGGCTTTGTCCCTTTCGTTTTATTCATGGAACAAAGGACGTCCATTCAGTGCTACAGCCAGCTCCCCCACCGAAAACGACATAAAGTACAGCATTGATTCATGCAACACACATGGGGGAACACTCTCAGTTAAAGGATGGATATTTAACAGCAATTATCCTAAAAGTGGAAATCTAATCATTACTTTCAAAGGTGATGAAAGTGAGTATCGACTTCCTTTGTTCACTTTTACAAGGGGTGACGTATCTCAATTGTTCGGTAGAAATGACTTATTCGACAAAGTTGGATTTAACGCTGCTATTAGCAATAAGCTAATTAAGCAGAATGAAAAAGGTTTATTTAACTTTTACATCTCTGACAGTGAAGGGAACGTAGATAGGGTAATGACATATGAATGTACAAAATAAGAGCATTTACTCTTGGTTATTCTACTCATCCTTGATGATAGTAGGGATATTAATTGCCTGTAAACTAAGATTGATGACGTATGCTGATGATGTCACATTCTCCCATGCCCTAGACGGAATTTCCTTGCATGATTACTTGTCGCATAGATATAAAACATGGAGTGGAAGGATTGTTATTGAAGGCATAATGGTATCGACAATAACCTCTCATGGTTTTTGGAAAATACTTATCCCTTTATGTTTTATCTCGTCATCTTATCTGATGTGGTCAATCACGCTCAAGAATAAAATTGACTATAGGCTCGGCACGCCGCTCGTAATGGCAGCAGCGCTTATGATTAACTCGCCTGTTGCTGGCGACGCTGAATGGTGGGTAACTGGATTCTATAATTACCTCCTTCCTATGACCTGCGCTCTTTTCCTGGCTAACGTTCTCCTATCACCAACCGCTGGCATGAGAAAGCTATTTGCTTCACTTTTGCTTTCGTTTATAGCGACGTCGTCCGAGCAAATTGCTGTTTTCTTGGTTGCCGCTATACCTTTTGTTTTCTTTGTAGGGTCTGAGAACCGGCAGGGAAAAAGAAATCTTGCAGTAGCTTATGTAACTGTATTGATTGGAGCTGCGATAACCCTTCTCAGCCCTGGTTCAGCATCAAGATTTTCTGTAGAGGCAGCAAGGTACATGCCTCAGATCTCGGAAATGAATATTCTGCAGAAGTCCATAATTGGTGTGGACAGATTAGTAGAAAATGTTTCGTTTGGCCGCAATATCGCCTTTTTAGTGTCGTCTCTTATCTTTATTGCTTACCTCTGCATTAAGGGAAAAGTGGATGCTTTGAATAAATTCTGCCTTGTCATTATCGTAACATCTACCGTAATTTGCCTCACCTCCCTGTCGTTCTACATGAAAGACATTGATTACCTGACATATTACGGAAAATTTTATAATGTTGATTTTGGCAGCTTAAAGATTTATGGATGCTATTTGTTTTACTTAATTACCATGATTTGTATGGCAGTAGGATCAATTGAGAGTCGCGATGGAAGTAGGGACTTCAGAGCTTTTATTACCCTAATTGTAGGAATGCTTGTGACGATAGCAATCGGGCTGTCTCCAACCGCTTATGCTTCAGGGGAAAGGGTTCTATATGTCTTTAATATTTGCCTGATACTTTATAGCATGTTTACTATAAATCGCCTGATAGACTGAAAAGAGGCCCTTTCGGGCCTTTTTTATTGAGCGTATACAGCATTCCCGCCAAGATCAACGTCGCTGGTTCCATTAAGCGAGATTGCCGAAGACGGCGCAGTCCCACTGTAAAGTGCTACTGCGTCCCTAACTCTACATCTAGAACTAGTTGCATAGCTGACTACGGCCATTCCCGCAGATGCAATAAAGCAGCTCATCTCAGATATAGAGGTGAAGTTACATCCGGGACCTACGTGAATGCCCTGTGCTTGTCCGCTAGGCTGCCCGGAGATCTGCATCCCCACATTATGAGCCCTAAACTCAACAGTTTGCTCAGCCCAGATACCAAAAAGCCCAAGCGAACCAGATTTTGTTGAATCATATGGCAAATAGATATATGCATCACTCACACTAATCTGTGAAACCCAATAGAAATACATTGGCCTCTGATAAGCGTTAATGTGACCGCCCAGCCAGCGATACATAGGAGACCGGTAAGCGTTGGAAGAGTCACCACTGACGTATACTCCTTGCATAACGTCAACGATCGTACAGCCAATCCAGGTTACCCCCTCAAGGTAGGCACCGTTTACTCCCCCAACGGGAGGCTCAACAAGCCATGCAATCTCACATCCGACTACTGAGCAATTCCTGAACATGCTGTCAGTGCTTATCTTTGTACTTGCATCCATCCGCCATGCGATATTGTTACTGCCCGAAGCATTAGCATATGTTCCCGAATATCTGACATAAACATCACTGAATGAGCTCAGGCTGGCATCCATAATATCGAACATGATGACTGCTCGGCCGGACGTATTGATTGTGGCCGTCGCCCTGACGTTTCGGATATTGTGAGATACGTCTTGGTTGGTGCACTGTAGATAAACGCCTACTTTAGTAACAGCATCGGCAGGTTCCGCGCACTCAATCTCAAGGTCTTGAATACTAATTCGCCTGGTTGATGTGATTGATAGGTTGGCTGCTTTTGCCGTAGAAGACAGTGATAAAAATGTTCCCTGCTCACCGCGAATAGATATTTGAGCGGTTCCTGAATACACCGCAGCTGTTTTAAGATAGAAGCGACCTGTAGGGAAGTTAATCTGAAGGCTTTCGGCATTTGCATATGATGCAAACAGGCGATTTAGAGCGAGGCTGCAGTCTCCATTATCTGAAGCAAGGATATATCTTTTGATATTTACTTCATCTGACATATCCGCGGTAAGCGTTCTTGATGAGGGGAATTCTGCTTTGATGACATCAGATGACACAAGGCCATCTTCCTTTACTACCAAATCTTTCACGTCTGCTGTGAATACGCCATCTGTGGAGGAGATGTTATCAACTTTAAGTGTGTTAATGTCACTCTCTACCGTCAGCAAATCTTTGACATCAACAACTACCGAGTCATCTAATGATGAGATTTTCTCTAACCTTAATAAGCTCATATTTTCCTATCTCACTCTTCTTGCTCGGAGGAAACCATTAGCTGTTACGGTTCCCGACCCGAATGTTGCAACACCAACCAGATAAAATGTTGTGCTTGCGGTGATGCTGACGCGCCTGGTTGGAATTGGCATTTGCTGGGTAGATGACGCAGATCCAAATGAGATTTGCGCTGCATATGGAAAGCCTGGCTGAGTCGCACTTGTGGCCGTCACTCCGCCAACAGCAACCGTAAGAACTGCCGCTGAAGGGTCAAACCTGATGACTCCTGTCACATCCCAGTCACCCGGGGTCAGCGAGACTGAGGTGGCATTAAAAGCAGTGCCGCTTGTGACAGACGTTCCGGTCGTTTGATTGCTGATTAACTCCCCGACTTCGCCGGCAGTAGCATCAGTTCCATCCGTGACGCCCTTCCTGCTCCCTACAATCTGATTCCCGCCTGCTGTAGAGCCGTCTCCGGCGTAAAGCTTATTTGTGGTTGTATCAAGAACCAGCTCACCACTTAGCGGCGTGTAGGCCGCCACCTTTGCGGTGGCACCTCGTTTCACCTGAATTGAAGCTGCCATGTCACCACCTTAAGACAGAGTGCCGAGGTCGACAGCGCCGAGCGTTAGCGCAATTGACACGTCTGCTGAGCCATCAATACTGGTAGCTGAGCTTGTCGCCGCGCCAGTGAAAGTCAGTGTTCGGGCAGTCGTCCACTTTGCTGCCGATGCGACCGTGAGGGCCTTGCCACCTGCGGTGCTGCCGTCACCAATTAAAATCCGGTAGTTATCGGTATCAATTACGACTTCGCGCGCCAGTGGTGTATATGCGGCGACCTTTGCGGCAGTGCCGCCTTTTAACTGCAATGATGCTGCCATGTGGTTTCCTTAGAGTTCGCCGTAGTCGACGTTAGCGCCTGAGTTGTTTACCTGCTGGCCGTTTGCGATCGTCCAGTAGCTGTTTTCTGGAATGGTGACCTGCTGTCCGGAGCTGATAGTTATTTCCGGACCGAATGACCATGCATTCATCTTGTCGGGAATGGTGACGCTGTTATCTACCGTTTGCTTATGCCAGGAGATAACCGAGAAGGCGCTGGCCTCAAGTGGAACATTGCCGGTCAGTTGTTCCTGAATATTGGCGTCGGCTGCTGCACGCGCATTGGCTTCGGCTATGTCAGCTGCCTTTCTTTCTGCGGCCTCTGCAGAAATTTCATCGTCCACGTACTGTTTGAAATCCGACACGGATTCATCGACGTAATGCTTTGGCACTGCATCGCTGGCAGCGACTGGATCGGCAAGGTTGCTGATGCGCTTACTGAGGGCGTCGTAATATCCGGCGAAAATGCTGGGCTTTCTCAGTGTCAGCGAGTCGAAGCGCCAGCCGTACTCCTGAATCAGCATGGTCAGCTTATCCAGCGCAGCCTCATGGGAGGCAGCCGGAAACTTACCATTCTCGTAATACTTCGTTTCCTGAGTTACCGGTGGATTCCGGTAAATGAGGATGGTCTTTCCTGACGCGGTGACAGTGCCGAAAGTGAGAGACCCACCTCCGCTATCTCCTGCGCCAGTGACGGTGAAGTCATTGCCATTAACCAGTTCGCTGATATTCCCCGCCGAGTCTGCAACCATCACTGAGATGTCGCTGTTCAGCAGGAAATAAAATGGGATGGTGAATGTTGCCGTGACCCCGTCAGCGTTATACTCCACGTAACTTTGGGTGGATGAGACTGTCATCTGCCTTTCTCCGGGCAATAAAAAACCCGCCGAAGCGGGTTAGTTGATTGGTTTCGTGTAATGGCCTATCTGGGGGGCTTCAAGGCTTCCTGATGGGTCATAAAAATACTGCTGCCCCTTCTGGTCTGCATACTTCCTTAGCCTGCGCTGAAATCCCGGATTTAATGCTTCCGCTGCGTCGTTGAAAAACAGGTGGTCTACTGCCGCCTTGGTGTACCAGTAATTGAGTGGGGCGATCTGCTGCCGGCCAAACCTGATAGCCATATATCCGGCTTTGTTCGGGTCGGTAGGCGCGGTGAAGGCAATCTTTCCTAGTGTTGCCAGGTCACCAAAAATAGGAACAGCGCTGGAACTATGACCGCTGTTATCGCCACTCACTGCGTCGTACATACTTGTAATCAGGTCCTGAACCATCGCAAAACCGCCAGCGACAGCCATTGCACGGCCAACGGTACGCCAGTCATCAATCGGCGGTGGGTTTTGTCCGTTGGTTAGCGCCTGAGCCGCCAGCGCCATGTAGCCAAATCCCAGTGACATCCCGGCAGTGGCTGCGACATATCCAACGCGTGTTCCGCCTGATTTCCGGCTGAGTCGGTCAAGCATATGCGCCGTCTGAATTGCCCCCGCATTCTTGAAGAGCATCACCTGCTTGGTAAGTGCGTTCGTGCGACCGCCTGCGCTCATGATCGTCTGTGCAGTGATGTTGTGCTCTGACGTGACAATGTCGCCACCCATGCGCACAAATCCCATCATCCTTGCCTGCAGCCGCATAGACTCGTCTTCACTTAGCCCGAGGGTAGATACATCAGACACGTCGTGGATATCATTGCCGCGAAGCTTCTGGCGCGGAACGTTCACTATATGCTGCCAGTCTGCTTCAGTGATTCCTGAATTATTCAGCAGTGCGCGCTGACTATCATCAAGTTTTCCCCATGGTTGTTTGGACCAGTGCGCCAGCGCGAAGGCGTGCGAAGTCTGACCGGCCCGGCGTGCGGCATTTGTCCAAGCATCAAGCAGCGTATACTTCATTGTTGCCTGTGCGTAGCGGCTCATCGCGTTACCGATATTAAACCGGCCCTGTGACATAATGCGCTCCGCCCCTTCGCGAGCCGCCTGCGTTGCCACCTCTGCCCCAATGCCGAACCGGGCCGCCTCTTTAGGGCTGAATGCGGTGCGCATGATTGAGGTGATATTCCCCAGCTGGCCAACATCAGACATGTTCAGCAGGATGCCAGGCGTGTCCTGGAATGGTGCCCTCAATGCCGTACTGGTCAGCTTGGTTGCGGCTTGATAGGCCGTTAGCGCGCTACTGATTCGGTCAAACAGTGTGAAGTCGACATTGTTTTTCACCATCTGGCGGAAGTATGCTTCCGGCCCGAACCCGCCACGGGTAGCACCTGAAACGCTGCCGTCGCCGTCGAACTTAGCGCCGGACATCTGGCTGTCTCGTTTGAGGGCCGTGTCACGCAGTGTTGCAAAGGTCTGTCCGGGATTAGGTCCGAGCTCGTTAATGAGCGCGGTGTCACGCGCTGAACGGCTTAGGTGAGAGAAGAAAGATGAGCCTAGCGAGCGGTCAGAAAACTGCTGGTTGTAGGCGATAACCGCGTCAGCATCTTTGAGGTGAATTTCGCGGTGGCTGGCGTTCAGGGATCGGGCGACGTTAGCGCTACCGAATCCAGCACTTGCGCCTTCTGCCAGCCCCTGCTGGTCAAGGGCTATCTTGTTGACCCCGTCCGTAACGAGCGAGTCGTACATCTTACTAACAACATCGTGTAGAGCGGCATCGTCCAGTGGGTTTCCTGCATCACTCAGATACTGGTCGCGGTCCAGATTCTTCATCATGAAGCTGACCCATTTCTCCTGACCAATGCGCTGCATCACTGTTGGATCGTGTGACTGCGGGGCATAGTTGTCCAGCTTCCCTACCGTTCCGCCTGCTCGATTGCGCGCCTGCCGATAACCCTCCATTGAATCAGACCACTGCCGTGCAAATGCTTTAGCGGCTCCGTTTCCTGTGTCCTGACCGTAGATTTCACGCACCACATCACTAAAGTAAGCGTCACTGCGGCGGTTGCCAAAATCAAGATTAAACCCGCCTACCTTTGCCGTATTGAGCATGTCACCTAGACCACGGACCGCAACCTGCTCTGCGCCGCGCAGCGTGTTGTCCACGCCTTCAAGCACATCAATCAGCGCATTGCTCCACTTGCCGGGCTTATCTTTGCGGGCGGCTGCAAAGTCATTCATTCGACGAGCAGCATCAGTTGTCGCAGATAACTGACGAAGCTGGGAGCGGGCCAGCGCATCCGCCTGCACCTGCTCCTGGTCTCTGACCCAGTTGCCAATCGCTACTGTGCGCTCGTCAGGTGTCATGGCCTGCCATGCTGCACGGTCTCTGCGGGCAAGAACTTTTGCGCCTTCATGCATGCGTGAGTCGATTCGCTTTATCGCCGCATCCGTCAGCTTAACCGGCTTTCCGTGGAGGTTGGACAGATGCTCTTCTACTGCCTGTATGCACTGTGATTTCATATCAGCTTCCGTATTTCAGCGCGCAGGTTGCGGCCACGTCATATATCTGCGACTCCTGGTGAGCCAGCCTGTGTGCTGCTTCAGTTTCGCTGAGATGATGGTTGAGGGTTTCAGATAGCTCAGGGTGGGACTCCCGTATAGCCTCAGCCTGCTCTCGCAATGCTGCGAACGGGTCGCTGTGTACATCGCTGAGTACGCCGGGCTGAGGCTCCTGCGTTTGTGGCTGCGGTATCGCCTGCTCATCTGATGCCTGAGCAATACGGTCAATACGTTGTGTGGCGTCACCGGCCAGCTCCTGTCTACTGATAACAGGTTCCTCCATGCCGCTGTGAGCAAGGAAGGTGCTGTTCTCGTTGATGTGATCCGAAACGTCGACAGCTTTACCGGAGTGAATGGACTCATTCGCAGAGTCCATCGCCCTGACGTGAGCGGCCTCAGTGGCTGGGTCAGTAGACAATCCGGGGGCAGATTCGGTGACATAATTGTCGTGAAGAAGGTGCGCTGTAGCCGCATCATCATGCACGCCTTCCGGCCTTACTGTGGGAGAAAGCTCAGGCGTTTCTGTGCGATGACCACCACCAATAAGTCCAAATGCACCACCCAGCACAAACTCAGTAACGAGGCTTGCGGCATCCGCCTGACGCATCTGCCTGGCCTGATCGTGAAATCCGGCCGCATCCAGAATGCCCGCCCTGCCCCAACGGTCAGCCTCACCCGTCGCCGAGTTAGCCAGCCCACCTAAAACAAAGCGGGAGCCGTAGAGCATTGCACCACGACCAAAGCCAGCAAAGCCTGGAATAGCCGCACCCACACCGCCAGTTAACGCACCCACGCCGCCATAATCTTCCAGAGCAGAGCCAGTAAGGCCCAACTTAGCACCCTCTGCATGCGCTTCTGTCTGACCCTGAGCTGCAGCCAGCACTGCACCCGCCACGGGGTTCAGAACCATTGCGGCGAGTGATGGCGTCTGCTGAGCAAGACCACCGAGTATCGTGCCTACCGTGCCAATCTGATCGCTGTCGAATGACTTGTACTGAGGCAGTTGACTCTCTGAAGGTGGCTTAGCCTCCAGTGACTCTTTGCCTGCCTCAAAGGTTTCTTCGCTCCCGGTCAGCGCCGCACCTGCAATCATCTGCGCGCCTGAAACGCGCATCTGTGCATTACCCACGTTTGCCGCGATTCGGGCCAGCGATGTACCGGCGTTTTCAATACCGGTCTCTACGCCCTGCCCGGCTCCCTGGAAGAAACCCGCATCTATTTTTTTAAGGCGCTCACCTCCATTGGCATCAAGTTCACCATTGAGCTGAGGGTCGTATAACAGGCTCATTTACTCACCTTAATCACTACGGGCTTACCATCATCACCAATTACACGACGCTGAGAGGCGGCGTTAATTAGCGTCTGGTTTCCGTCAACATCAGGAGCCAGGGCGTATGTACCGTTACTTAGTCCGTTACGTACGCTCTGGGAATAGCTACCAAGCTGGCTGATGCCACTATTAATCGTGTCTCTGAAAGCATTTGCATCTGTTCCAGGCGGCGCGATAACAGTTACCCCACTAACTTTAACCGGCGACCCAATGATGCTGTGAAGGGCGTCTTTATTAGGTGTGCGCTGCAGATCGCCACCGCTCCCGACGTGATATGACTTCACCACCGGCAAAAGCCGCTGGATTTGTGAGGTGCTCAGGTTGGGATATTCCGACTTGATAGCCTGAGTCGTATCATCATCAAACGAGGCCGGCAGCTTCACCTTAGCCGCCCCGTCAACAGGATTGAGCAGTCTGTTGCCTCGGTCTACAGCGATGGCCGCACGATATCCCCCGGGGGATGTAGCAAGCCCGGCCACAGCAGCAACCTGAAGCGAATCCCCACCAACTTCACGAGCAAGGCGTGTAGCAATAACAGATGAGCTACTGGCCTGCGTGTTACGCCAGAACTGGATGCGCTGATCGGATGTCATGCGCGCATAAGCATCCTGAGTGTTATGGAGTTCATCCGGGGTCATCAGGTTTTTCCCGGCTGTCGGTCCATATTTCTGCTGAAGCGCATCGGCATTGACCTGACGCTGTAACAGAGTCTGACCCCACGCACCGGGCTGGTCAGTTGCGTCTGCCGGGTTGAGAGGCTGGAGAGGCTGTCCCGAATCAAGCGCGCCTACCGCCTGTGGATTCTGTTGCAGATCTGAACGCCGCTTATCAATACCCTGCTGAACCGCTTTGAAGACCTTATATTCAGACTCCGATCCGCCATTTTGACGCAGATCTAGCTGCATTTTGTCCAGTTGCTCCTGTGCCTGTGCCGGCGGCATGGAAAGCAACTGCTGCGTCTTTAGCATTGCGCCTCTAAGCACGGCAGCCGCACCATCGTATTGGGTCCCTTGCACCGATGTGGTGTAGTTCTGCCAGTCCGCCTGGGAAGGGATTTCGCCGCTAGCAATTCGATTTTGCATGATGTCGCTAGCATGTGATGCAGCAGCTTCGCGCTTAGCAGCCAAAGCTACCTGCTTGGTCTGCTCTGCGATCGCGAATGACGCGGCTCGATCATTGTTAGCCTGAGCCATGTTATAAAGCGACTGCTGCTGTTCCATGGTGAGGTGAGCAAGATTCACACCGGGAGCAAGTGACGATGGATTATCAACTGATTTCCATGCCCGAGACGCCTGGCCGTCATCAATATCTGCGCCATACCCCTCCTGCTTAGCCATCGCCTTCGCGACCGATGTCATCTGATGGGAGTCATTTGGGTTCAGCTTTGCATCAACAGGAATGCCGGTTTGCTGGCTGACTGATTGCGCGTACTGCACTGGGTCGTTATTGTCTGTTGCGGGAGCCCACTTGCTAATGAGGCTTTGCAATGTATCGCTGCCGTTGTTGATGTGATTGCGCATCAACTTTATACCGGCGCGCAGACCATGCTCTGGCGTGTCGAACTGTTCAAACCCGGATCCGTTGTCACCACCCTTACCAAGCCAGTTATTGGATGATGAATAACGAAGATTAAGAGGGTTGTTGTTTCTCGTCGCTAACGTTCCGTTTGAGCCTTTCCCGTTCAGGTCAGCTACGCGCTGCGCATTTATCTGGCTGGTCAGGTGCTCGGATGCATTGTTGGCCGCCCATAATCCTTTCGCATACTCCCACTGATTTATACCCTTTTGCTGGAGCTCTGCTTTTGTGGCAGGGTCAAGATCGCTACTGTTGACGCTCTGCACCCATCCGTCCTGCATGGCCTTGGCGCTGTTAGGGTCCTGGAGGATTTGAGAACCAATCTGGGAGGCCGTGTCCTGCAGGTTGGCGAACTGTATCTGCTTAGCCTGATTCTGCCCCCAGTTGATCGCCTGATTCTCAAGCTGCCCCCTGGACTGAGCCCAGCGAAGGGTGTAGTCCTGCTTCTCGCTGTCGCTTAAATCTGGATGTGCATCGAAGAACTGCTGCTGATGCTGCTTGATGATTTCCTGAGAGGCGGGAATGTAGTCTATCCCGGTCTTAGATTTCTGCTGCGCATCGTTCAGTGACTGTGACAAGGCAGTTTGTGAGTTGACGAAGTCCGTCATGTACTGCGTGTTCTTGACCGCCTGCTGCTGCTGAGTGAGTCGTTCAGCGGCATTGATAAAACTATTCAGCCCGCCCTGAAGCATCTGCTGGTCGGATGATGCTATTGGAGTGTTAACCTGCGATGCTGAAGGCGCACGGATGCCTACCTGACGGTCATAAACAGGGATTCTTGCCATTTCATGCCTGCCGTTATTTTAGATAGGTGTCTTTTCGGGTGATCTTTGCTGCTTGCGCTGGCGATGATTTGAGAAGGCCGGTTGAAGCAGCCGTCGAACCAAACGCGCCAACAGTATTAAGCGCGCCACCGAGTAGTGAGAGCAGGCCGGGTTGCTGTGATTGCGCTGTTGCGCGAAGAGCTGACGCCTGATTGCTTATGTCAGCTATCTGATTGCGACCGTTAAAGTCTGCAGTAGCCGCATCCATTTCGGTGTCAATCGCCGTTGAGCGCTGAATCAGGGCATTAGTGCCGCCTGTTCCCGTGCCGTTATCTGCAAAGCCAGCCGACTGCTGAGCCAGCACCTGATTACCCTGATTGCGAATCTGAGATACCTGCGAGCCGGTCTGCAGCGCGACGTTTTTTGCCTGCTGGTCGAGAAGGTTTGCGTTTACGTTGCTTTGTTTTGATGCGTTACTGGCTCCGCTGATATTAGTCAGCGCGCCTAGTCCCGCCGCTCCCCCGGCTATCCAGGGCAATGCTGCTGCGGCCATTACGTCCTCACTATGCTGTAAGATTTTGCATCGGTTCCGTCGGGCATAACCCGCCGCAGAACGCCTTCATACTGGAACCCAACCATTTCAAGCCAGCGGTCTGACTCAGGCGTGGTGCTCAGCGTTTCAAGCCTGAGGTAATCACCCTGAACCGCAGTGATAAGCCGTCTGGTTGCGCGGAATATCTTTATCCACTGATGCGCGAACCCCTCCGCCACAATCATATGAAGGTAGGCTCGCGTCTCAGAAACCGGAATCACCCCACCTATCGCCACAACGCGACCATCCTGCATGCCGGTGAAGCAATCGCCCGCTGCCAGATACTCTCCATATTTAATGCTGCGATCGATGTAACGCTGTGACGCCTGCGGTTCAATCTGCAGGATATGTGCTGGCTCGAAATCGATTATGTTCATTCGCCGGTTGTCCATGTTCGTGGATATACAGCGCAGATGGTCATAGGGAGAGGCTGGTCCTGCAGGATGCGGATGCAGCTGTAAAGGTCATAACCTCCAGGCAGCTTCAGTTTTTTCATGTCTGAGTAAGCGCCCGGAGCCTTGTCCATCATGTCGCTGTAATCGCGCGTCTCGATTGTGTCAGGCTCTGCCGCTGTTTCATTGCCAGCCTTTCCGCCCAGCGAGTTCACGAAGAGAATGGATACTTCATTGCTGCGCTTCGTGCGGGAATCCTGAAACGGCAGCGTGACCAGCTCTGAGGTAAAGGGCAGGCCAACATTGACCACTGATGATTCCCACTGCAAATCCACAGCCCCGCCGGACACCGCGACATCGGGATGGGCTGCGCCATCAGTTGTGATAGACACCGCCCGACCTTCCAGGTGGCCTAATCCAGACACCCTTTTAACCGGAGGCCCGCTATAGGTCAGTCCACAATCGATATAGAAAGCCTGAGACAGAGGCTGCGTGTCAGCGTCCCACGCCGCGGTGATGTACTCCACATATCGCCGCGTGACGCCATTTATGGTGCGCCTCACGACCATCCATACATCGTCACGATTGCCTGATGGGTCTGGAATAGTGGCGACAGACTCCACTACGCCGCCGACGTCATGGCGATGCCAGGCGATAACTTCCTGCTCGGCATTGTAGGTCAGCGCGACCAGTTCACCGCTGGTCAGTACGACCCACACAACGTTATCTGGCTCCTGTTGCCACGCAAAATCGACAATGCCAGAAGATGTCATGTGCTCAGCAAGAACAGACAGGTCAGTCGAGCTGTATGAGCCGCTCTGGTAGTCAGCGGTGACAGCGCGCACTTTCCTTCCTGCACGCTGAACGAACAGGACTGTATTCCCGACCGAGATCGCATTGACACCTTTAGAGCCGTATCTCGACTCCTGGACTATCTGAATGTTGTCAGGGCCGAATGCGCTGGTTGTCGTTGATGGCGAACAGGTAAGCTCACTGCTTGCCGTGCCGACGATGAGCGAGCTACTTGCGGCCATCCACTGAATCGTGCTGGTTGAATCAGCCTCAATCTGAACGTTGATGCCATCGTCTCCCTGAACCTCAAAGCCATCACTCATTGCAGTGAAGTTTTCGAAATCAGAGGCGACAGAAAACCAGAGCTTGTTCCTGCCGGCAAACACAAGGCGGCTTTTATAGAATGCTACTTTTGTCGGAAAGCCAGCGTCATCAGACCAGTCAGACCTTGCCCACTTAGATGTCGCAAAGCCTGCATATGCAACAGATGCCGGAAGCTCCTGTATGACCTTTCCAATAGCTATGGTGGAACTCTGAACCTGAGTTATCAGTACCGTTCCCCAGCCTCCGCTCGCATATCTCCATGGCACCCCGCCGCGCCCATCGTAGTGAGTTCCTGACGTCCATGTAGGCTGAGTTGAGCCGGTATCAGCTTTGCTCATCGCCTCGTAATATTTACCATCCGAACGGCAGAAGTCACCCTTTGCAAACTCTTTGCCCTGCTCCCATGCGTCGATCAGGAGCCCGCCGCTGGTGCTGTAATCGGTAGATGCCTCGATGTAAAACAGTGAGCCAATCATGCCGCTGTTGAATATGGCGGCATTTGCCGTTATCGCGCATAGCCCGCTGCTTGTCGGGGTTCCATCCGGTCTTGTGGCACCATCAGATGACCAGGGTCTGAACTGACTGGTGTAGACGGTGACGCTGCGATCTGAATTGACGTCTGCAAACGGCCCACCTGATGCGGTGTAGTCAAGTGCGGAAAGCGTCCAGTTGGTGTTGCTATTCCGGCTTAGCTTGTAGGGAGGCAGATTTCCAGAGTGTGAGCAGATATAAATAACATCGCCGCTCTGCACCATGGATAGGCCGAATGCTCCGTCACTGTTTGTCAGGTCGTCAGCTGAATATGGTGATGTGATTACCAGCGGGTCACCTGATGCATCCAGAGCTACGCCATGGTCTGAATAGAACTTTACGTATCCCGGACCGAACTCCAGCAGGAAGGCTTGCGTCGTGTTGTACTCAAACTTGGCGAGCCATACCTTGTTGCCTGAACCATTTACTTCGCTGACAAAATAAGTTCCGCCACGGCGCTCTGCCGGCCCCTGAGTGCGCGGAATGAAGTTAAGCATCTTCTTGCAGCCATTCTTCCACTTCTGGAAATCAGTCTGCGCCAGCATCAGCGGCGAGAACTCACCTGCGTTGAAGCTGTTGATAGCTGGGGATGAAGAAGGCATTTACAACCTCGCTGTGTACCATGAAGTGTCTTGTTGCTGAATCCGGGGGCGCTCAATGGCGCTAGCCTGCCGAGCTTGTCTGACAGCAAGCTCATAGTCCTGTAATGCAGCCTGTTTCTTCGTTGATGATTGGGTGATCGTCTCGCATATCTCAACTGCAAGCGCACAGGCGAATGCTTCCGTAAAAGCAGAGTCGTACTGGCTCGGGTCTTCGACTTTTGCTCCGTAGCGAAGTAGCAGCGGTGATTCCATGTCTGTCAGAATCTGACGCCCTTCCACCTGATAGCGCGGAACCGGGAGGATGTTTTCCCAGTGCCATTCCTGCCTGACGCTGTCACTGATGGCGTCTATGCGCAGGCAGTCTGCCGGAAGCTGATACTGGAACTGATAACCGTATGCTGGTTTGTCTGTAAGCGCCGGGAGCTTTGCCCGACGGATTGCGAATGACCATCGATAAATGCGAAGAAGGTTTTCAAGCACGCCATCATAAACAGCCTCAATCGCGCGGGATTCTGCGTTGTTGTCCGTTTCGCTCATCAGCCTTTCGCTGCCAAGCTTGGTTAAAGCCCTGTTGATGATGACAATCTTGGTAGCCATATTTCACCAAAAAGAAAGCCCTCCGAAGAGGGCTGTGTCTGAGACATCAAAGTTACGATGCAGTGACTGTGATGGTGCTGGTCGCGGTGTGTCCGCCGTCTGCGGTAGTGACGGTGATGGTCGCCGTGCCTGCAGCGATACCTTTCACCGTGATGGTATTGCCGGAACGAGTCACGGTTGCCACAGCGGTGTTAGATGACGTTGCAGAAATCGCCGAGTTGGTCGCATCAGATGGCGACACAGTGGCGGTAAGCGCAACAGTTGCACCCACGGCCACACTGGCAGTGGTCGGGCTCACGCTTACACCGGTAACGGAAACGTTAGTGACCGCTGAGAAGTCAGGCGTTGGTGAACCAGCCGGGTAAGCGCGGTAACCATCCGGGCCGAGCAGCAGCGATGCTGTAACGGTGCCAGCGGTGCCGGTGCCTGCCACTGTGTAGTTGACGCGCAGATAGCGCTCAGTGCGTGACGGAACAACAACACGTACTGGCTGTGCGCCTGAAGTCAGATCGGCTACGGGAATCGCAGCAGACTGATACAGGGTTGACCAGGTGCTATTGTCGGCGCTGGTCTGCAGCGTAACGGTGAGTGAAGTCAGGCCTGCGAATGCTGCACCAACCTGCACAGCCAGATAAACCGGCTCACCGATACCGATATCGCGGTCGACACCGAGGTCAACCACGTTGGTTGACACGGCGGTCGCAGTGACCGCCTGAGCGTTCGAGAACGTCAGCTCATTATCCAGAATTGCCATTGCTTAGCTCCTTACGCTACAGCAGTTTCGCCATCGATAATGGCGTCGGTTTCGCGGAACGGCATGCCACGGAAATCAGTCCATGGACGGCCTTCGGTGTCTTTGATGATGTTCAGGCCGAGAGACGGTTTCTCTACCGCCTGCATATCAAAGAAGCCGCCCAGCGTGCGGTTCATGTAGATGCCCATGCGAGCACTGCGATCTGGCAGGATGTGAGTTGCTGCAATCATCAGGCGCACCAGGTCTGTCGCAAACTTGCCATTGGCCTTTTCGTCCAGCATTTTGGTTACGTCGATATTCGCGATGCGCACCACGTAGCGCCAGTCACGGACAGCCAGGCCGGTTTTCCACTGGAAGTGATCGCGATAGCCTTCGTACGGATTGCCATCTGCATCGAAAAGCGTCTGCTGGCCTTTGTCGGTATGGCTTAGGCCGGCTTTGGAGCCTTTCGGGTACAGGCCGTGAACAGTCTGATCGCCCCAGCCCACGATGTAGATCGAGGTCAGGTTGTCACCCGTGCCGCCAGCGTCGATGATGTTCTTGCCATTCTCAGCGTCTTTGTCGTTATAACGCGTAGCAAAGCCATCGAATGAGGCCGGGTCGGTCGCCTTGTTGCCATAGAAAAGGGTTGAGGCCATCTGCTGGTTCATGCCTTCAATGAAGGCCTGAGCTTCAGACAGGCGGAATGCACCGGTGTTGCCGTTCAGGTCAGCCAGTTCTTTGTCGACCTCGGAGTAGGTTTCCATGATCGCAACAGCTTCATCGACCTGCGCTGTGGTCGACTTGCCTTTGCTCACACCTTTGTTGATGCGACGCCACTGGGCGGCGGGCAGTGAGGTGCGAACGGTGGTACGGTGATGAGTCGGGGCGTTTGATTCGATGAACGGCATATCCAGCAGGATAGGGTTCTTCTGGTTCAGCATCTCAATGATGCGAGCCTGTTTCAGGTCGGGGTCCTGACGCTTCGCCCAGTCGGCCAGCGTAAGAGCCGTGTTGCCAATAATAGCCATCGGTTATGGTTCCTTTAGTTGCTTCCGTAGAAGATGTCTTCTGTTGATTTGGGTCCGCTCTGAGACGGCTCGCCATTGATGACCTTCGCCTCGGAAAGCGACTGGCCGATTTTGTGGAATGCTTTGACGAAGTGAGGATTGCTGCCCAGCCCACTCTCTTTCAGCGCCTGGATAGCTTCGGGTGCCAGATATGCAGAGATCGCTTTGTTGGCTACCGCAACGTTGCTGTCGAAGTTGTTGCCCCACTCTTTCCGAATGGCGGCGATGTTCTCTGTGGCTTGCTGCTCACGCTGCTGATGGACCTGTTCAATAGCCAGCGCTTGCTGTGAGTTGTACCACTCAGCAATGCCCTGCGCCTGCTTCTTGCTGACGCCAAGCTCGAACATTTTGCTGCTGGCAGCGCCTGCGAACTCACCGCTATCCCCTTCCGGGACAGGAAGCTCATAGCCCTCAGCGTTCTCAGGGCGACCAAGCTTGCTCCAGACATTGCCCCAACCTTCAGCATCACCCTCTTCAGGTAATGCCGACAGGAATGGCTCTGCTGCCTGCTGCTGCTGTCCGCCTTCGCCGCCCAGCAGATTGGTGCTGGTTGATTGCGGCTGGCCTTCAGCGCCAGATTGCTGGGATTCTCCGCCGCCTGACTGGTCGCCTGCTCCAGCTTCGTTCATGTACACGCGAATAAGGTCACGGATGTTAAACATCGTTTTTCTCTGCCTCGTTGATAATTCGGATCAGCTCTTCCTGATCGAGCTGGATGTAATGGGAGATGCGGGTCATCACCTCTCGCCTGCCCTCCGCTACGCATGTAGCCAGCGGGTCAACCTGACGATGAATTGGTGAAACGGTTACGCTTGACTTGTTGACTCGACAGAAGTCAGCCAGCACTTTAAGGACAATCTCCTGCTCCTTCGTCCGCTTGCCCTTTGTGCCGAATACCGAACGAAAGGCACGCGCACGCCTCAGAATTAATCTGCTCATGTCATTCCTTCAGATAGTTATTGAGGTGCGGGCAGTGGTGAGTTGGCTTTCTGCTGCGCTGAGGCCAGCTTGTCAGCTGCGGTTGCAATGTTCGGGGCAGCATTCAGCAGGTTATTGAGCTGCTGCTGTTGTGCCTGTGCCGCTTTCACCTGCTGCTCTTCCTGCTCAGTGAGAAGGAGTGACAGCGGCATGCCGTTGATGTCTGCCAGCTGGCGCACCACATCGCCATACTTGATGATAGAAAGCGCGCTCGGGTCGAACTGTGCGATCTGGCTGACAACGCCAAGCGTGGTGAGAACGCCCTGACCTTCATCAGCTCGCTGCATCCTGACCAGCGGAGATTTGTAGTCGATGTCGTATTCCATGCCCGCGTCAACAAGCTGTTGCGGCGGCGGTGGCAGCAGATTGTTTCTCGCAAGAATATCAATTTCCCGCTCAATCATCGGGCCGAGCTGCTCGGACATAATGCGTCCTGCAGTCGGGGCGAGTAACTGACCTTTCTCCTGAGCGCGTAACATGGCCTCTGTTGCCGTCATCTGAGGATTTTCCACCAGAATCTGGAACAGGTTCACCAGGAATGCATCGTTAATCAGCTTGCGCTTCTGGTCCATCATCTCAAGGCCGAGTGATGGCTGTGCTCCTGAAGTGAACGGGACTGCCAGCGGCGTGCCGTTAGAGCTGACAGCGCCGGGAATGACTGCACCCGGTGACAGGTTAAACGCATCCAGTGCGCCGTCATCTGCAACCATGATGGGAGGACGGTTGGCGAGTTGCGCACCAATCATCGTCTCGCGGTTCATCTCGTTCAGAACCTTGATGTCGGGTAGAGCTGTCATACCCGGCCCGCGACCATAGGTCTCACCGGCTGACTTGTGGTAGCGGCCAATGCAGTAAGGCATGGTGTGATAGCCGCCACGCTGCACAATCTTCTGGCCCTCCTTCGAGATGTAGAAAGAGGCTATCGGCATGCCTGTGTGGTCAGCGCGTGGCTGGCCTTCATCGGTGTACTGGACATCTTCGTTAGGGCAAACGCGATGGATGAACTCAAACTTGGCGAGAGGGTTGCTCTCTGAGGCGCGCTGGATGTTCTCTGGCAGATTATCCTTTCCGAATTGCTGTACTGCCTGACGCGCACTGAGTTTAAATTTGCGATGAACGAGATCAACAATACCCTGATAGTTCTCTTCGAAGTAAAGCTCACGAAGATGGTACGTCAGGTAGCGCATGCCTTTACCTAGGATTTCGTCGACATAGATGCAGCCGTTACCGAATGCGCCCTGTGATATGTAGTTCTCGCTCATCTGGTTGGCGAAATTTGCCTGAGGTGCGTAACGCAGGCGGAACAGGACGCGTGTCACTTCCTCGTAATACTTCTGCACCTCCGGGTCATTAGCAAACTGTTCGTTCTGCAGCCCGTGCCATGTCTGTGTGCGAGGTGTGATGACAGATTCCATCGCTGCCGCAAATCGCTCAAGCGCGAAGATAGGCGTCGAGTCTACAGCTTTATCTGACTTCTTCTGACCATCGCGAATCTCGCCGTTAAAATCTGCGCCGCGAGGGAGGCAGCGCTCAGCAACTTCCTGCCAGTGCTGTTCCCATGTAGAACGAGCGGTCTCCATAGTGCTCTGATCGCGCAGAATCTTCTGAATCAGCTCGTCGTTCTGGTCAGCCATTTTATCCACCTAATAGAGTTTTCTGCCCTGAAGAACTTGCTGAAACAGAACTGTCACCGCCTGTGCCGGTAAGCAGGTTTGCATTAATACCTTTGCGCTGGCGCTTGCGTAACAGGTCGTCTGCCTGATTCAGTGCGTCGTCTGTATTAATCGGATCTGCTGTCGTGATTGTGGTTGATCCTGTATTACCAAGGCCAACAAGCGAGCCGACGCCGCCAATGACGGAGCCAATAGCTTTTGTTACTTCACCCATGTTTAGTCACCGAAAATGTTGTATTCCGCGATAGCCTGTCTGGCTTTCTTGCGAGGGGCGGTAATCTGATATTTCTGACGAGCCAGGCGGCGCATCATGTAGGCGTAGCGAATGGCATCGAGAACGTCATCGTTGGTCTTGACTATCTTCCCGTGCTCGTCGCGGTGATACATGCGGAACTCTTCAAAGAAGTCCGGGCAGGTGGTGAATACCTTAAACCGGCCATCCAGCATGCGTTCTCGTATCTCATGAATGCCAGGCTCAACCTTGTTTCCGCCATCGGGCCATGTTGCGTGTTCTCCCAGCATCCTGAATCCTTCAGCCTTGTACTGCTCTTTCAGCTGCTGACCGCCGCCCTTCTCATGCTGCAGGCCATCGTGAGGCCACGCGACCGGCACGTTCTCGGCCCACTTCTTAACGAGTCGCCATGCTTCATCAGCCTTTTTGTTTTTCGCCTTCCAGACGTGAGCGACATAAACAATATCCTCATCCCTGTCTTCCCAGAGTTGAACGTGTGACTGCGGATGGTCCCAGCCAAAGTCCTGCCCGTCGATAACGAAGAAGTGATCGGGGCATGGGAACGGCTGACACATGATTGCATCATCGGCAAGGTCATAGATTCGACCGTGGCCCAGCATCGGGATGCCTTTGGTTCGCATGTCGCGCTGATGCGCAGGAAACGATGCCAGAAGCTCTGTCTTCACCTTTTCGCTGAGGTGTGGCGCATCATCCCAGCCGACATTCATGCACGTCTGAGCCGCGCTGGGTGTGTCCATGAAGCCGATAACGAGGTCGGTTCGGCCGTTCTCTGGCGTGAATGTCAGGATGCCCCTGCCACCATTACCACGGTCACCAGTAGCTGTACGCGTCAGGACCTGCGGGAAGATGTCGGGATCTTTGGGCTCTTCGTCGATGTGGAACCAGTCGACGCTGTCACCCATTAATGCGTGCTGGCCCTGAGAGTAGGACCAGAACTGAATCTTTGCTGTACCGCCTGACTTGTGCTTAATGTACACGGAGCGGACAGCATTTGGCGTGCCGGTCATCGCCTCAACACCGGAAATCAGCTCACCGGGTATCAGGCCACCTTCCCAGCCATTATCGGTCTTGCGCCCGATGATTGGCGTCTGTAGCAGGTCGCGGCATTTCTCACCGGAGTAGCCAAGCACCCAGATAAGCGGCGCATGGTCAAACCTGTGGCCTGTCCACTCTTCCGGGTAATCACCCATGGCGTGGATGGCGTCGATGTATGTCGCCGTCTCTGTCTTGCCAACGCGGTTAGCAGCGATGAGGGCTGACTGAGAATATTCTTTGGTGCTGGCAATGAATCGTTTCTGCCAGGGGTGACGTGACTGATAGAAGCCACGGTAGCGATAAACGTTCTCGCGTCGCTTCTTCTCTTCCAGCAGCTTTACCAGCTCAATCTTCTGCTCCCGGCTGAGATTTTGCATTGGTTAGCTCCTGCAGTCTGGCATCAAGCTCTGCGTCTGTGAGGTCGGTTATCGTAATGTTCTGTTCGTGCGTCACCTTGTCGCCATAGCGTTTCGGTGCCAGCTTGGATGCGTACCATTTGCGGGCATCAACACGAAGCCGGGAGCGGGCAACTCGCTCATGATTGGTCTGCTCATTGCCATCATCATCAACAATGACGTCGCCGCTGCTGTCATCCGCAATCGTGATGATTTCCTCCGCGAGCAACTCAGCCTGGACTTCGCGTGCGCGCGCGTACTGTTGCATGAAGTCTTCGTGTCTCTGCAACCAGTACATAACAGTTCTGATTGCAGGCATGCCCGGACGCTTGCAGATGGAGCGAAGACTCTCGCCCAGCATGAGCAGGTTGCAGATGTCTTCAGCTACTTCCGGAAGGTAGTCAGTCGGGCGGCCCATTTTCTTTTCGGTCGCCATACATTCCTCTCTCAGTTGATTGCCTCTTCTCTCAGAGTGCCACGCCTGCAACTCGCACGGTGGGCGTTCACCGCATGTCGGGGAATTCAGCTTTCGCCTATAACCCTGCTTCTCTGTTTTTGATTAACAGCTAAGTCTCCCCGCGAGGATCTTCGGTTCATTGATGTGAGCTGAGACAGCGACAGAGCGGCGCTTTGGGAAGTGTGCGGGATTGGCTTTGTTTAACGTCGCTGGCTCCCGCTGGCACTCTCGACAATGCTACTGTCGGGTAAGCATTATCAAAGCCACTCAGTGAATGGCCTTTGTAATGTCTTCAGAGATATTTCTTAGCCAGTGCTTTCAGATCATCTTTCGCCGCTGCGCCCAATTGAGCTACGCCGTTCTCTACGAAAGCCAGTGCTGCTTCAAAGTCCTGCACTCCCACTTTCACTTGTGCTGCCGGTGTTGCGGCCACATTGGCAGTATCGCCGGTAACGGTAGTCGGGTCAGCCGTCACAACTGTGGTATCAGCAATTGGTTCGCTCACTTCACTTTCCTTTTTGGTGATGAGCCATAGCCAGGCTCGCTTGATGATTTTCATTTGGGCTCTCCGCACAACTTCACCCAGAGGTCATTGTGATCGTTAATCGCCCTGACGGTTCGGATGTCCATCAGGTCAGCATCTTTAGCGTGGGTGCGGATAACAGAATCCTGAGTGCAGAGAGAATCGACCGTGGCGACCGGTGAATCAGTCGTCGGAGTTGAATCGTGAGTTGCGCAGCTTGTCGCGCTGAGCAGAATCACTGAGAGCAGCATTGGCCTGTTTAACACTGTTCGCTTTCTCCGTGTTGTCTGACTGCTTCTTAGCCACAGCCTGAACCTGCTCAGACTTCACTTCTGCAGCTTTGACGTCTGCTTTAGCCTGGGTCTGAGTGGTGCCGATTTTCTTTCCGCCGAAGTAACTGGCAAACAGCGCGACCAGAACAGCTGCGCCGGCGAGAATCTCTGTCCACCAACCCGAGAACAGTGAAGTGATAAGCGTCATGTCTGATTCTCCATTTGCTGCTTACTGGCCAGCAGCTTCTTCTGCCTGACGAACTGAGCAATAACTCCCATCGCCACCATGAAAGCGCCGATCATGCCGAGGTAGTTCTGAGGGAGAAACGATTTGATATCAGGCGGCAGCACATTCCATGCATCGAGCGCATTTTGCGGGAATGACTGCACCCACGCGCTAAGTGCGGAACCAGCTGATGCAAGCCATACGCTGTACGCCTTGAATAGAAGCTTTGCATGGGCGACAAACTCCAGACTGGTGTACTTGCGGATGAGCAGCACGACAATTACGACAGCCAATATAATCAGGAGCCAGATAGCGAAGTTCATATCTTCCCCTTGTAAATATCGTAGGAGCCAGTGCGCATCACTTCAGCGTGGCGTCGCGCGCGACCAGGTGTCTGGCGGGCCCAAAGGCTGTTCAGCATCTCGTTAGCGCCACTATTGAAGTCACCGTTTGAGATGAAGATAAGAGCCCTGTTGAACTGAGCCAGCCCATCGACACCCAGTTGATAAGCCATAGAGATGAGAATGTCTTCTCGCGCCGGGTTGCACTGCTTTATCGCCGCAGCGATATTCTGGCGCTTGCTCATCTCAATCTTTTTGGCGTCAACAATCACCGCCTTCCAGACGTCGCCAACACTGCGGGGTACGCTGAAAGTGTAATTGCTCAGCGATGCCCCCTTAGGACCGATGCGGATACCGCCCGCCACCGTTGGAAAGCCCAGTGTGTCGAGGTAAGGAGACTCAACGTAACCCTCTTCAAAATTCAGGATCGGGATAATCTGGCTCATTTCTTCTCATCCTGTTTCACAACCTGCTTTAACTCCTGCTGAGTCGGAAGCTGGTCTACCTGCTTTTTGATTTCGTTAACCACCCGGTCGCGGGCATCAGCTTTAGCCAGATACTCGCCGCGGAAGTAGAAATATCCTGACACGACGCCACAAGCGTAGATGCCGAAAGTGGTCGCCAGAATGACGACAAGCATTTGCCAGGTGATTACGGGGTCGCCATTCTTATCTCTAATCATCGCGATACCCTCAATTCTTTACGCATCTCAGCTATCTGAGATACGAGGTTCATGTTTGATGTGGTCAGCTCCCTGACCTGCGCTTTCAGGCTTTCGTTTTGCTCTTCCAGATGCTTCTGTGAGCTTTCGATAATCTGCAGGCGGGCCTGAGTGTCGGCGATCGTCTTCCAGTACTGGCGGATGGTTTCATCCTTGGCGGCATTGTCCGCCCTGAGCTCAGAGTTGGTCTTCTCCAGCCGTTCGATGTACTTTTCCTGCTTATCGAGCATGTCGATTTGCTGGTTGTCGTTGGCGTTCTTTGCCCTGTTGCTTATCCAGTACCGACTGAAAGCGAGCCAGCCGTTAATGCCAACCGACAGAGCGCCGCCCAGCCCGAGGAGTATCTCTTTTGAGAATAATTCTGCTGCCATAGCCGTCTCCGGCAACCCGGTGAGACCGGCTCATTGCTGTTAGAAGAAAAGATCGCCCGCTGCCACACAGGAAAAGGTGAGAGTCGAGGTTGATTGGCAGGGACGATAAACGAAAAAAGGCCGCTCTAATGGCGACCTTTTGAAATAGTTTAGTGATGTTACTTATCCGCTGCAGGGTATGAAGATTCGCTTATCCCTTGCAGGGTATAGAAATAAAAAACGCCCTCGCAGTTGGTGAGGCCGCAGGGCGTTTTGACTATCACAAATCGATGGAACTGACTGGATTTAAGTGCCGCAGCATCCTTAAGAACACTTACGGCATCTTATATATGAATTGTTGCTCAACTGCTCAAGTAAGTCAACACCTTCTAAGCCACTCTTTGCAATTTAACGACACGTTTGCGATCGTTAAACGCTTTTTGCATCGGAGCAAACAAAATAAACAGGCTGGCATTAAGGATTTCGTCAACTTCTCTCCGGCACGTAGCCAGAGATGGCTTTCTGATTTTTCCTTCTGCAGACCCTGACATTTTGCGGGGACTTGCGACCTTATGGTAGTAGGATGCAATGGCGTGCTTGGATGAACCGTGCGAGTAGTAACTTAGCAGGATGCCGAAAGCCTTTTTATCGATGAACATGACGGAGTCCACGACCTGAGAAATCAAGAGTCCGTCATCATCGTTGCACATTGGCCGAGAAGGATAAGATTGCGGCTCTACAGTCGCCATATATTGCGCTATAACGCTGCTCTGGCGCTTTTCCAGCCTACCGCTATAAACCCATGCGCCCCACAGCTCCAGCCAGCCATTCAGCCAGTCATGCTGCTCTTTCGTGAGGTTAAGCTCGCGTACTGGCATTGTTCACCCCCATTATTTTCGCCGTGTTGCGGATTATCCGGTAGTTGATCTCATACATGCCGCGCATCTTGAGGATGCGTAGCCTGAGCCACTTCTCTCTGAGGCATTGGGTCATGCTGCCTCCACGCGAACTCTGGCTGGCTGCTCAGATGTTCTGGATGCAACCCAGAAATCAGATACGTTTGAGTTCCTGGCGCTGAACGTTCTGGACATTGATGAGAGCGGGCCGTTAAGGCTTAGCTTTTTGGCAAAGTTGCTGGCCGCACACGCGTTGTCTGCCTCTATTTCGACGACATGAGTTATGGTGACCTTGTATCTCTTCATGCTGCTTCCCTCTGCTTGACCAATTCGCGCAGAGCCGCCCTGTAACGCGCACGTATGCCGTCCAGTTCATCTCTGGTGTATCGGTGAGGTTCGTTGTTTGATTCGAGCGCCAGAACGCGCTGAAGGCCGATTTTGGTGATGAGGTTGATGCGGTATGGACTGATGTTGCCTGACTGATGCGTATTGCACGCACTGCACTGGCTGTGAACATTGTCCTCGTTGAAACGTAAATGCGAAGCCGCTGCAGTTGTCCTGTAATGCCCTGCGTGATAGCTGACCGCCGTCGTGCTGCCACAGCTGATACAGATATTCCCGTCCCGCGCCCGGATGTAGTCGTTGAATGCCCGCTGGGTCATGTTCATCCAGTGGCTTAACGGTTTCACATCGGCTTTGCGTTTGTTCCATGCAGCGCGCAGCTCTTTCTCCAGGCGCTTTTGCTTGCGCTCAGACATCTGGTTAGCGAGTTGGATGGCACATTTGGGAGAACAGACGGTTTGGAGGCTATTGCGGGGGATAAATTTTTCAGGACAGCATTTGCACTTCTTCGGCTTCGGCGGCTTTATGCCTTTAGCCATCACTTTCTCCTGTCATGTCGAAGTTCGGATCGGCCAGTAGCCATAGGTCGAGACAGCAACCACAGGCGTAGACTTCGGTATCCTGCAGCTGAGTTCCACAGCCAGCGCACACAAAAGCAGATGGCTCGCCAGCGCCAGTAGGCTGACTTGATTGGCTGGTCCCGTTCGTGGTCTTCATAGCGGCGATCTACCTCGCAGTTTTCGCAGTTAGCCCCGTAGTGATACTTGTCTTCTGAGGTGAGGATGGTGTGGCAGCGGCAGCAGCGTTCTCTCATCGCGGCACCTCGATACAGTGAGCGCTATCAACTCTCGGGCTGTAGTCATTCCACCCTGTGCGCTTCTCTTTCACCAATTCCATGGCCCGTATTGCTGCCTTGCATTGCTGCATAGAGTCCATTGGGATTAGCTGTTGATTGGCTGTGTTCGACGACATCACCACAATCAGAAAAATAAAATTCATCTTCAGCTCCACATTGGGTTTTTATACTGCCGGCTCGGCTTTGGCTCTTCCCGGAACTCAGGCAGCAAGGCACTCACCAGCCACAATCGTGGGTCTGCTGAGAGAGTCTTCTGAGTTTTGATATTGCGGGAGGCGTAGCGGGAAAGGAGTTCGGCGGCGGTGTCGGTGTCTACAGGGTCATGCACGAACCATGTCATTCGCATGAGCACCCCTTACTGTTGCCAGCAGGCTGTCCAGCATCGCCATGTTGTAGCTGCGGCCAAAGCCCATGCTTACCGTACCCATGCGGTACTGGTAGTCATTGTCGGTATTGCCAAACCGCTGACGTTTTATCTTGCTGCTGTCGGTCATGTCGTGAAGCGCGACTGCCACGTTTTTCCGCTTAGCTGATGCCATCACGCAGGCGCGGTCGGTGATTTCTTTTGAGGTGTGCCATTCGCCATCAGAAAGCACATCCAGAATTGCAGTGGTTAATTTGCTCATGCTCTACTCCCGAATCGATTAGCCCATTCAGCCGCACGCGCTGACTCGTCGCTAAACCTGACGTTCCGCTCGGCACCGAAGGCATGGATAAGTGTGATTAGGTCACTCATCTCACTGACGCGCATTTTGCTTGTTGACTGGCCCAGCACCACAAAGCCGCCGTTGATACCCGGCACCGTCTCCTGCCCTTTTAGACTGGCGCTGAAGATATGCTTCCAGCTCTCTGCGTCGAGTTTCTTCCCGTACCACACCACCTGGCTTGATACATCATGCAGGCAGGCCCAAAGCATGCGGTTTTGCGCAAGGCTTCTGGTGTCTTCCTGAATGGTTACCTGCAGAGGTTTGTCGGGATTGGCGGGGAGTTGCTGGATGGCGGTGATGCAGTTCTGTCGGATGTTGTTGTCACGCAACAGGTAACGTTGAGTCTCCATCGCGCTTCTCTCGCTTTAATGCGTCGCTAAGGGTTTTGCGGATAGCTGCAGGGAGTGACATAAAGCCTGCATAGCGCGTGGCGATAACAGTAAGGTCATTTGCCAGCTTATCCAGTTCAGCGTCTGATATGACGTGCTCAGAGCGCTTTAAGGGGATTACGTTGTTCATCTGTACTCCTTAACCACTAGTCCGGCATTTGTTTTTCCTGCGGATTCAAGCTTTATGCGCGCAACGAAGTTGTCACATGTTAACTGGTCTTTTAGCGGCCTACTTATTGCCGTATAACGCCCGCAAAATATTGCCAGCCACCACGGGTTTCTCTCCTCGACAACCAGTCCGCCGCGCCCATCCATAACTACGCGATAGCGAGCATCTGGCTTCTTCGGTTGATAGCCACTCATATCACTGCTCTCCGTTCTGATTGGTGGGCTGCTCCGGGATGATGCGGTAGGCGATGATGTCCCAACCTGTACCGATGTGACTCCATCTCATGATGAAAGCTTTATTACCGTCATCGTCGACTTTTCCATCCCTGAACTTTAAATGAACAACTTGTTTTTTATCTACTGGACATTCGCCGCCACCCCACTCAATCCAGCCATCATTCTCCTGCTGCTCCGGCTTAAAACTCAAGTCTCCATAAATCTTTCCGGCGCAGGTAAAGCCACGCATTCCGAAGCCCGATGGTGAATAGACCACTCCCCCGCCTGAATTAACAAAAAGATACCCTACATGCTTGAGGCTATCCTGACGCTCTGGTACATCACCCCGCTCCTGCTGCTCCAGTATGGGGAGTGCAATCTCAAGGGTTTCGCGTGATGCCTGCCATGTGAGCCAGTACCTTTGAATTTCTGGTCCGATTTTGTAATGCGTATCGCTGGCTCTTTGGCTCTTAACCCATGCAACAGTCTGGCCTGCATGGTCAGCGAACCATTCTTCAAACTGCTCTCTGCAATTCTCAGCTGTTAGCTTTTTCATTGATGGCTCCTGTCTTCCTGCTCGAACTCAGCATCAACAATCGTGTCGTGTGCTTCACGTGCCAGCATGTCGATAGCGTGCAGGCGGTCCCGGAACTGCTCCGGCGTCAGGTCGCGCTTCTTAGCCAGGTCGATGATTGCCAGCGTCATGTTGCGGGCCTGGCGCATCAGCGGCGGTGTGATTACCAGTTGAGTTACCTGTGTCATGCTGCACCTCGTGAACGGTAGGAATCCCATGTGAAAGCCAGTGTGCAGCCGCCGCCATCGTTCATGCGGTCAATGACGCGCTCACCGATGAAGGCTGCAAGCTCGTCTTTCGGCAGGTTGCTAATCAGGATTGTTGGCATCATTCGCTCATAGCGGGTGTTGATGATTTCAAACAGGATCAGCTTCTCTGCCTCGCTGCCGAACTGCACGCCCACCTCGTCGATGATGAGAAGCTCAGGGTCGGTATAAATCCGGATAACCTCAGCCTCGGTACGCTCAGAGTTTTTCGACCAGGTGGATTTAAACAGGCGTGCGATGCGAAGAGCAGTCGTGAATAGCGCCGAGTTCTGGTGCTCGTTAATAACGTGTTTAGCGATAGCCAGAGCGAGATGGTTTTTACCAGTGCCGGGCTTGCCACACATAACGAGACCGCCGCCCTGCTTCAGGCGCTCCGGCCATTTTGCTGCGTAGGCTTTGCAGAGTTTCAGGCATCGCGCCGCGTCATCGTTGACGGCCTGATAGTTATCCAGCGTCGCACCGGCGAAGCGCTCTGGTAACTGTAGGTCTCCCATCATTCGGTCAATCTGGCTTTGCTTCCAGCGCTTCTCTGACGCAGCTTCGTCTGCTTCCAGCTTTGCCAGTTTTTCAGCCAGACAGGCCGGGCATTCGCTTTTAGTCTCCAGTACTCGGGTCAGCAGGTTCGCTTTCTTGCAGCGCTGCTGGAATGCGCCGTGCTTGTCACATACCGCCTGAATCTCTTCAAAAGTGACGTGCTCAAGCTGCTTTGGAGGATGGTTTAGGTCATCCAGCTTCCGACGGACCGATTCAATCTCAGTTCTGTAATCCATGGTTAACCCTCCATCCAGGCTGGCATTTCAGTGGTGCCGTAGTTTTTGGCAGCGAAGTTTTCGTTGACCGCGCGGCGGGCTGGCTGAGCAGGTCGCGATGTCGCCTGCTTGTTCTGGTAGCTGAGTTTCTGGCTGGCAGTGATAAACCAGTTCTTCGGCTTTTCGTGGGTAAATTCAATATCGAGCTTCTGCAGTTCGTAGTTAAGGTCAATGTTCGGGTAGAGCAGCTTCCAGGCTTCGTAGTCCTTGTGATTTAGCCGAACGATATTTCCTTCGAACGCATAGCGACCTGACATTGCATGAACCGTTGCCTGACCCTCCGCTTCGCAAGTCGCGTCAGCGGCTTGGGTTTTATAGGGAATCAGGTTAAGGGAATCAGGAATCAGGTTAAGGGAATCAGCAGGATTTAAATTGTTCTCCACTGGTTCCCGCACCGTACTAGCACAGTGCTTTTCTGGTGCTTCTTTAATTTCAACAGGTTGAGGATCTTTTGACTGTTCATTTACTGAATCAGTATCGTGCTTTACTGGTGCTTGTTCAGGTTCAGGTTGTGATTCGCATTGTTCTGGTATCTCACTAGGCGCTTCTTTGCAGTGAGGGTTCTGGTGCTTCTTCCAGTTTGAAATCTGGATGTAGGCATTGCCTTCCACTGAGTAGCGACTAATGAACTGGCGATCGTGAAGCTGCTTAAGGCAGTCGTCACAGTTCACATTATCGAATGGCAGAACGAGTGCCTTAATCTTCTTGGGGCGATCATCTAACCGACCTTCTTTGTCTGCGATAGTCCACAGCCCGGCAAACAACAGGCGGGCGAGTGGTGAGCATTCGGCCAGTTCATCATTAGTGAAAAAGCCTGGTTTGATGTTTCTGGATCTGGCCATTAAAAGCTCCAAGGTTTTCGCGGACCATAAGCCCCAGCCTCATTAAGCTGCTTCTCATGTTCGCGCATCATTTGAGATGAATAAGATAGGATTGGCGTTGCGTTAGCTTTATGCAGAAGTAGTGAGCAGCCTTTGCGATTGAGCTTTGTAATGCTGTCTGCGGCAATCTCGACAAGCCTTTTAATGGCGGCGTATTTGCAGCCAAAAACCGTCAAGTTAAGGTCGTCAAGAAGCCCATCTAAAGACCATGGCTCTGACTTCTCAAGACATATGACGTCATGAGAATCTGCAATAAACTCTAGGGGAGAGCCTCTTTCTACTAAGCCTTCGCTAGAAAATGCATCTTCAATGGCTTCTAGCGGGCAATGAAAGAACTCACGATTAGAGCTGATCCGATACTCCTTGAGGGTTTCATGAATCGCCGCCTCATGATGTTGAGGGTTGTCGGAGTAGTAGGCGCAATGGACGTCAAATGGGAACGGGATTCCCGTTCCTTGTGATATCTGGCTTGCTCGAAACTCTGGCTCATTTGTCGTCATGCCAATTTTGTACACGTTGGGCATATACTGATTTTTGAGAACATAAACCCAACCGTTAAGCCTCATGTCTTCAGGCATTGGCATGCTGCGCAATACTTCGGAGTTGATGCTGAGGGGTTCGTTTATATCTTCACTGTTTACATATCCAGTTAGTCCTGGCATAATTTCCTCCAGTTATTTGTGTTCGCAAATTGCTATCAGGCGTCGAATGTTCCAGCATTCGGCGCTTTTTCTTTGGTGAGAATGCTTGCCACCTGTCTGGCTAAATGAGCCATCTCGTCATCAACAACACCCCATTCAAGTACTGCAAGAAGCATTGATAGCTTGGGGATCCAGTCTCGTTTCCACCGGCTTATCTGAGCTTTATCAACCCCGACAGCTTCAGCAGCTTTCTCTGTGCCGATTAAGGCGATCTTGTTAAGCAAGGCGCTTTCAATGCGCAGTGCCTCGTTGCGTTTCTTTGCGCGTTCCATCAGTTAGTATTCCGTTTGTTGGTTAAGTGGTTACGTGACATTGCGGTGAGCAAGTCACTTGAAGTTGCTCCGACATTTCGGTGGGAGCGGGATCAGAGTTTTAAAGAGCGGTGTTGCTTAAGCCGCGGTATCGGCTGACTTCATGTAACGCTGCGGGTAAAGAATCTGCATTTCGGTGATCTTCCCTTTGAAGAACCGGGACAGCTTCTCTGCCGTTTCGAGAGATGGAACCTGAATTCCCCTTTCGATTCGGCTGAGGTTTCCAACGTCAAGTTGCGTTGCGATGGCTACCTCAGAAATTGTCAGCTTTTTCTCTACACGCATTTTCCTTAATGGTGTTGGCATAATGCACCTCCTAAATGCGCTATACGCATAATATGCGAATTATAAAATATGCGCAAGGCGCTTTGCGTGACACGCATAAAAAAGGTTGAATATACGCCATGAAAATAGGCGAAAAGATTAGACAGATTCGCAAAGCGAATAAGATGACCCTAACGGAACTCGCGTTGCGCGTGGATAGCGACGTGGGCAACCTGTCGCGCCTTGAGCGTGGTATGCAGGGTTACAGTGATTCACTCATCCATAAAATTGCGGAAGCTCTCGCAGTTCCTGTATCTGAGCTATTCTCTTCCAATGAGGCGAATGATACTGTAGATTCATACAGTATTGGTTCCATTATAAAAAAGGGGAGAAAAGATGTGTACAGGATTGATGTTCTTGATGTTTCAGCAAGCGCCGGAGATGGTTCGCCCTCAAAGGATGTCGTTGAAGTCATAAGGTCTATTGAATATGTTCCCGATCAAGCAAGGGTCATATTCGGTAACCGGCCGGAGTCATCTGTGAAGCTTATCAACGTTCGCGGTGACAGTATGGAAGGCACTATTGAGCCAGGCGATCTGATTTTTGTAGACGTCGCCGTAAGCAGCTTTGATGGTGATGGCATCTACGTCTTTGACTACAACGGCGACATGTTCGTTAAGCGCCTGCAGAAAGTCAAAAGCGAGCTGATCGTCATATCTGACAACCCGCGCTATCGTGAGTGGACCATCTCAGAGGATGAAATGGAAATGCTTCATGTAGCTGGACGGGTAATGCTCAGCCAGTCCCAACAGTACCGACGCCACGGATAGCCTCCCCTTTCGCAATCTAGCCCGCCATGCGCGGGCTTTTTTGTGCCTGCTGCACATCCCGTCTAAAAATAAATCTCTTTCTGTTTCAAACGCATACGCAAAACCACGCCGAAAACACACAAACACGACTAATTATGCGCTTGACGCATATGCGCATCACGCATAATATCTATCCCATCAGCAGGACGCAGTAACCAACAGGATGTTGGGTCGCTCTTTAACATTGATGGGGTTTGTCTCCGCCGAAATGCGGGGAAACAAAGTGAAGTTGGCTTTGGGATTGGATGAATGCGCAGGCTGATGCGCGGGCTTAGCTAGCTTAATTGCAAGGACAGGTTCCTAACCTGAAACCAGCCGGGTAGCTGCGGCGCAGTTCGTGGTCCGTTATGCCGGAGATCAGCACCGGCCATCCAATCACCTAAGCCAATTACCGGAGGTACACATGACAATCGTAATGACCATTCTGGCCTCTGATAACGCCAGAAATCGCCGCAGGGCAAAACGTGCAGCTGAGCGTGAGCAGGTTGCAGGACCAAAGCACATCAGCCGCATCGAGAAGGCAGTCTCCTCCCCTTCTCTGCGTGACAGGCATGAGAGCACATCAGTGTGTCTGCCTGAGATTGCGATCTACAATGCTGGTTTTCGTAAGAGCAGAACAATCACGGCAAGGTGAAAAATGATAAAGTTAAAATGCATCTTTTCCGCAGATAGCGGCGCGTTTAAAGCAGGGAGCGAATATTTCGCTGATGATAGACTCAGCCACGTCATCGGTGAGGATGGCGATAAAGAAGAGCCATGGCAGCTGGATGGACTCGAGGTAAAAACAAAAATGGGTGTATTAGCCCGATTCGAAAAGGTCGCTTAGGCGGCCTTTTTCACATCTGGAGGCACCATGCTAAGCGACAGTGATTATTGCATAGGCTGGATAGCCATTGGCGTGCTGATGGTGCTGGGGTTTATAGCAGGAGGTTGAGATGCAGAAATTTAAGGGTACTCGCGGGCCATGGCGTGTAAGTGAAATGCGTGGCGACCTGATTGATATCAGACATAGCGATGAAGGAATCGGCGCTATCAGCCTTAACCTGGCACATGTTGTGGCGCGTAAGTCATGGCTCAGTGAGGCAGAAGCAAACGCCAAATTAATCGCCGCAGCACCTGAACTTCTTGAGGCGCTTCAGGCGATGCTGAACAAAGCCTACAAGCAGAACTGGAACGACCAATATCCAGATGAAGTAGATGCGGCTCAGTCCGCCATTGCCAAGGCATTGGGCCAGTAACCACTACAGGAGAGTGAGGAATGGAATGGATTAATTGCTATGAAAGGCTCCCAGAACCTGACCAGCAGGTTTTGGTTAACGACATCAACGGCGAGGGCGTCCTGATTGCGTGGCGCTCTGTATGGTTGAAGGTGGGCGGGATTCCCACCGGTCAGTGGCAGTGGACATTTCAGTTGCCAGAAATTGACGAGTCTGAGGTGAAGATTAAGCAATGGTGTGCTTATCCCGATCCATCTGAGTGACACCGTAAAGCCGCCTACTCAGACGGCTTTGAGGTGCTACGCACCAACGCTGAGATTTCAGCAGGATAGATAACCAGAAAGTTTCATCCTTATGGGGGCCGCAATGGCCCCTTCTTTTTACACCAACCCATTCAACGGAGTATCCCCATGCAACTCGCAATTGCTGGGGCGGCATCGGGCTGCCCCAAAAACACCATGTTCGATTTCAAACTCACTGGCGCTGACGTTATGTCGTGGAAGCCAAAGAGCCGCCTTCAGCAGCTGTGGGAGCGTCTTCTGCAGGTCGTAGCGCAGGAGGGAAAACCATGAACGCACCGGCAGCTGTAGAGCAGTACCAGAAGCAGCAGGAAGAGCTAGAGCGTCAGCGAGAGATGGCTGAGAAAGCCAAAGACTTCACCTTCATCAGCCTGATGCTGAAAAGCCTCGGCATAGGAGAGCGGAAATGAGACTGAACAGAACGGCCAGGAATGAGGTGCAGGATATTGCTGACGGCCTGCCAGAAAGCGAGCTGGAGCTTATCGCCGCTGAAGTCGATGTGCGGATGGACCAGCACAAGACGAACCCGCTGATGCCAGCCCTGTGCGCCTTCCTTACGCGACATTACGGCCAACCCGCAATCGCGATGTTCGATGAAGACGACGAGCAGCACGAAGCTGCTGAGGCGTTTTTACGTGAGGCGATGGTGAGGGTTGCTCGGCGGGAACTGGCGATCGAAATCTATCGCAACAAACATGGAAATCAGGAGGCGGCGTAATGCAGCCTGGCATCTACTACGACATCAGCAATGAGGACTATCACGGCGGCCCGGGCATCAGCAAATCACAGCTGGATGATATTGCGATAAGCCCGGCCATCTACCAGTGGCGGAAGCATGCGCCGGTCGATGAGGAAAAGACGGCCGCGCTGGATTTAGGCACTGCCGTGCACTGCCTGCTGCTTGAGCCTGACGAGTTCAGCAAGCGCTTTAAGATAGGCCCGGAGGTTAATCGCCGGACTACCGCAGGCAAGGAGAAGGAAAAGGAGTTCATGGAACGGTGCGAGGCTGAGGGAATCACGCCTATCACGCACGACGACAACCGGAAACTGAGGCTGATGCGTGACAGCGCCATGGCTCATCCGATTGCCCGGTGGATGCTTGAGGCGCAGGGAAATGCAGAAGCGAGCATTTACTGGAATGACCGCGACACCGGCGTTTTATCCCGCTGCCGGCCGGACAAAATCATCACCGATTTCAACTGGTGCGTTGACGTCAAAAGCACGGCCGACATCATCAAATTTCAGAAAGACTTCTACTCATACCGCTATCACGTTCAGGACGCCTTCTACTCGGACGGCTATGAATCGCACTTCGATGAAACACCTACCTTCGCGTTCCTTGCTGTAAGCACGTCAATTGACTGCGGCCGCTATCCGGTACAGGTGTTCATCATGGACCAGCAGGCAAAGGATGCCGGTCGGGCTGAGTACAAACGAAACATCCACACTTTCGCAGAATGCCTGTCACGGAATGAATGGCCGGGCATCGCAACCCTATCACTGCCCTATTGGGCGAAGGAGTTAAGGAATGAGTAACCAGCCACCTATCGCCAGCGCTGACCTGCAGAAGACGCAGCAGAGCAAGCAGGTTGCCAACAAAACGCCCGAGCAGACACTGGTCGGCTTCATGAACCAGCCAGCCATGAAGAGCCAGCTTGCAGCCGCGCTTCCCCGCCACATGACGGCCGACCGAATGATTCGCATCGTCACCACCGAGATTCGCAAGACACCGGCGCTGGCAACTTGCGACCAGAGCAGCTTTATTGGTGCCGTTGTCCAGTGCTCACAGCTTGGTCTTGAACCCGGTAGCGCATTGGGTCATGCCTACCTGCTGCCGTTCGGTAATGGCCGCTCTAAATCAGGCCAGTCGAACGTCCAGCTGATTATCGGCTACCGCGGCATGATTGACCTTGCCCGACGCTCAGGGCAAATCGTCAGCCTGTCCGCACGGGTCGTGCGCGCCGATGATGAGTTCAGCTTTGAGTACGGTCTGGACGAAAGCCTGATTCACCGCCCGGGCGATAACGAAGATGCGGCAATCACCCACGTTTACGCGGTAGCCCGGCTCAAGGATGGCGGCACGCAGTTTGAGGTTATGACCGCTAAGCAGGTCGAGAAGGTCAAGGCGCAGAGCAAGGCATCATCCAATGGCCCGTGGGTTACCCACTGGGAAGAGATGGCAAAGAAGACAGTTATCCGCCGCCTGTTCAAATATCTGCCGGTCAGCATCGAAATGCAGAAGGCCGTGGTGCTGGATGAGAAAGCCGAAAGCGACGTTGACCAGGATAACGCATCTGTCCTGAGCGCTGAGTACAGCGTGCTTGAAGGAGATGGAGGGGAGTAACCATGCGAAAACTCGCTCAGTACCGGCGCAACAATCACCCGAACAGCGGATTCAAAGAGAAAGTCACCTTCCAGCTATCCAAACGACCAATGACAGGGCGCGAATTATGCGCCCTTTTTCATATGACGCTCGCTGAGTTTAACCACCAGATGCGCGAATGCCTTAAGCCATGCAAATCAATCTCTATCTCCTCATCCGACCCTGTGAAGGTTGGCAGAGTGTTTGACCATACCTACACGCTGGAGCGCAAGCCTAAGCGACTGGTGCCACTTAATTCGGTGCCAATCGTCATCAGTGGCGGTGGATTCGATGAGCAGCGCCGAAAGGAAGCGATCATCGCGGCAAAACGCCGGGCGCGGGTAATTGCGCTGGGCCTTAATCCGGGCTGCCTGGACTAACTATTTTCGCCGCGGCATTGAGCCTGACAGCGGCATAAGGGGTACGAGATGGAAAAGCTGAATGAGTTAGTTGAGCTGGCAAAGAAGGCAACCAGTGGCAAGTGGATTGCAGATTCAGGAGAAGGATGGGACGCAATTATCTCTCAACAGGACATGGTTAACGGCAACTTCATCATCAGCGAATTTATAGGGCCGGATAGCAAGGCTAATAAAGATTTCGTATTGGCGGCCAGTCCAGAAAACATCCTCGCTATTGCCGAAGCATTCCGGGCGCTGGAGCAGCGCGCAGAAGCGGCAGAGGCCGACAACCGCAAGTTGTTGAAAACAATCTATGAGGAAAAAGGCGTGGCATTAAGAATCGTCGATAAATTACACGCGGCAGAGGCGAAGCTGGCAGAGCTGGAGAAGCAGGAGCCGGTTGCTTACACGGGTGCAGAAGAGTTGAAAGTGATGCAACAGGGGACGTATGCGGACATGTTCACGCCGCATGATTCCTATAAATCAGACCCGCAATGGATTCCACTATTCATCCGCCCCGCGCCCGCTATCAACCTGGCGGAGCTGGTGCCAAGGGAGATTGAAATTACCGTCACGGAGGGAGTCCGGCACGGGCTAGTTAATGGAAGCATTTGCAACCCACATCGAGCAGATGGCTGGAACGCCTGCGTTGCCGCCATCCTGCGCAACATTGAGGAGCTGGTGCCCGCAGAATGGACGCTAGCGCGAGCGGTGAAGTTTGTTGATGAATATGCCCCACCCAGCGAAGAGGAAGCAGCGCTGTTTGCTGCTAACTCATTCCGTGCCTCCATCCTGCGCAACCTGGCGGAGCTGGTGCCGGTAGCCATTCCTAAAAACGTTTTTAACGTAATTTATGACGAGTGCGGCGGGTTTGTAGGCACAGCTACTAATGCACAACACATATGGGAATACTGCCGCACCGCCATCCTGCACAATATCGAGGAGGCGAAATGACAGCGTTATCAATTGAGGAATCTATCTGTCGATTTGTCACAGAGCACTATTCGGTTTATCAGGGCGCGTTTCTGTGTGGTAAATGCGCCGAGATAACCTCTTACCTGTTGAACATGGCCGGTAAACCATCCGAAAAAATGACATGTCAGATTAATGGCGTCGGGCACATTTTAGTTAAATCTGGCAGTTATTTTATTGACCCTGCAATTCGGCAGTTTGGTAATTATCCTGAATTCAGTGCCGTGCGTTATCCCATTGATGGTGTGATGCCAGTGCCAGCAGCGGCGGAGCCAGAATGAAAAACTACGAACCCATCGAACAACTCAACTCAGCCGCGTAAGCGGTTTTTTTACGCCCATAGGAAACCGAAATGACACATCCAGACCCTATTGATGAGGCTGCAGAACGCGAGCAGCAAATGATTGAGATTGCCCTGGCTAACCGCAGGCACCCGGAAATGACATTCACCGGTGCCTGCTATTACTGTGAAGAGGCGGTAGCGGCAGGATGCTTCTGCTCACCAGAGTGCCGGGAAGACCATGAGCGCATTGAGCGCGCTAAGCAGCAAAGGAGGGTTGCATGATTGAACTCCACTGCGGAGACTGCTTCGATGTTCTGCCCGCCATTGAGACTGGAAGCATCGACCTTGTATGCGCTGATGTTCCATACGGCACCACGGAATGCAAATGGGATTCAGTGCTAGACCTCGAGCGCATGTGGTCAGAGATTTATCGGGTAGCCAAGGAAAACGCGCCGATCGTCATCTTTTCAGCTCAGCCATTCACTAGCGTTTTAGTTGCCAGCAACCTTAAGCACTGGCGCAGTGAGTGGATATGGGAGAAAGGGAACGCCACCGGCTTTCTGAATGCCAAAAGGCAGCCATTGCGCGCCCATGAAAATATCGAAGTCTTCTATCGCCGCCAGCCAACATACAACCCGCAATTCACTCACGGACATGAGCGCAGAACCAGTAAGCGCAAGGCAGTCAATTCTGAATGCTACGGCAAGGCTTACACCTTAACAGAATACGACTCGACTTCGCGGTACCCGCGCGATGTTCAGTTTTTCTCGAGCGACAAACAGAAGGGAAATTACCACCCAACTCAAAAGCCAGTAGCGCTACTCCGATACCTAATCGAAACCTACAGCAATCCCGGCGATACCGTGCTCGATTTCACTATGGGTAGCGGTACCGCTGGCGTCGCCTGTCAGGAGTCAGGGCGCGCATTCATTGGCATTGAGAAAGACCTAGCCATTTATCAGGTGGCTTGTGAGCGCGCCGGGTACCGCAATCTAGCAGTTTCTGCAGCCTAATCCCCCACCCACCCTATTCACTATCGCGCTCTGCGTGAGGAGTTGTTATGTCTGAATACAAGTGCTGCCGCTGCAAATCTGAACTTGATGGCTACAGCGCGTATGAATATCGCGGCTTCGTGGCATGTGAAACTCACTTCGACGAGGTGATTCAACTTGTCGATGCTAAGCGCTCTGACCTCATTGAGCGTGAAGCGTCTCGCCTTAAGCCGCTGGCCGGTCTCGACATCCATCCGGACTCACCAATTGGACAGGTTAATCGTCGGATATTGGGGGGCGTAATAGAAGCTGTAGCCAAAGAGCACCCTATCGAAGCGGAGTACCGCAAGGGCATTCTGTGAACACCATCCACGACATCTCCCCCGGCGAGTTCCTCATATGGCTCGCCATCTTAATTTGCATCCTGCTGGCTCTGTGCTGGCCGTATAAGGAGTAGATATGGAAACCTATGCCCTGTCTATGGATGAGGCATGCGCGTTCCTCGGCATTTCCCGCCCGACCTGTCAGCAGTGGATTCGCACCGGCAGGCTGTTGGCAACGCGCAAAGACCCGTCCAAACCGAAGTCTCCCTACCTCCTCACCCGTCAGGCCTGTATTGCCGCTCTCAACAATCCAATGCACACTGTCGCCGTGAGCGCGGCAGATGCACATGAGGAGAAAAAATCATGTCGATCTTCCGCAGAGGTTCCGTCTGGTACGGGAGTTACACGACGCCAGGCGGGAAGCGCATTAAGGAATCTCTTGGCACAGAGGACCGAAAGCAAGCACAGGAGCTTCACGACCGGAGAAAGGCTGAGTTATGGCGAATAGAGCGGCTGGGTGATTTCCCCGACGTGACATTCGAAGAAGCATGCCTGCGCTGGCTTGAAGAAAAGGCGCACAAGAAATCACTGGATGCCGATAAGGGCCGGATCGGATTCTGGCTCATGCATTTTGAAGGAGTGTTGCTGAAGGATATCAGCGAGGCGAAGATTTATGCCGCGGTCAGCAGGATGACCAACCGCAAGGCAAAGGAGCGGTGGGAACAGCGCGCTGTGTCGATGGCGAAGAAAGGGCTGAATATCGGGGAGTACAAACCGGCTGCCGTTTCCACCTCTACCAAGGCAAAGCACCTGGCATTAATGAAGGCGCTGATGCGGGCAGCGGAACGTGAGTGGAAGTGGATCGAGAAGTCGCCAGTTATCAAGGTGCCTCAGGAAAGAAACAAGCGGGTACGGTGGCTCGAACCCGCTGAGGCAAAGCGACTGATTGATGAATGTCCTGAGCCTCTCAAGTCTACCGTAGAGTTTGCACTGGCAACAGGATTGCGCCGTTCAAACATCGTCGACCTGAAGTGGCAGCAGATTGACCTGCAGAGAAAGGTTGCGTGGATATACCCGGAAGAGAGCAAATCAGGCAGGGCTATTGGCGTAGCGCTGAATGAAATGGCTGAGTCCGTCCTGAGGCGACAGATTGGCCGGCATCACAACTGGGTATTTGTTCACACCGAATCGGTGAAGAGAAATGACGGTACCACTACGGCAAGCGTCAGGAAGATGCGGGTCGACTCAAACACTGCATGGCGCGCAGCACTGAAACGAGCTGGCATTGAGGATTTCCGGTTCCATGACCTTCGGCATACGTGGGCGAGCTGGTTAATTCAGGCAGGCGTGCCTTTATCTGCACTGCAGGAAATGGGAGGCTGGGAAAGCATTGAAATGGTACAGCGATACGCTCACCTTGCACCTAACCACTTAACGGAGCATGCACGGCAGATTGATGCGATTTTTGGCAGTCGTGTCCCAAATCTGTCCCATGTGGAAAATCTGGCAGCCGGAGGAAGGAGGTAA